CCAGATGCTAATGGTCTCTACGACAAGTGGACAGGTGAGGCGCTCACTAAGAAGCGCAGTCGCATGTCGCCCAATCTCTGGGCTATGGTTTATCAGCAACAGCAAGTTCACGAAGATAGTGCTTTCCCACAAGAGGCAGTCAAGGGTGTTATTAACGGCGCTCGTAACATTGGTGTCATCCCCAAAAACAAGGCAGGTAACCGACATAACGGTATGGATGGTCTCATTGTGGTTGCTGGGCTTGACCCCGCCATGGCTGGGTATACCGCTGCTGTGTGTATTGGCATTGATGTTTCTACCCAAAAGAGGTATGTGCTTGATGTGTCAAACCAACAGGGTATGAAACCTGATGACATTAGAACTTTAATTAAAGACTGGACAGATAAGTATTCAGTTTCTGAGTGGCGTGTTGAAAAAAATGCATTTCAAGCGATGTTAACTCAGGACCGTGAGGTGCGGGAATACCTACAAACAAGGGGTGCCACACTCAAAGAACATCATACTGGAAACAATAAATGGGATACAGACTTTGAGTGTGGCATCTCTTACTACTTTGTTTCATGGTTATGAAGAAGGTTTAAACCTTATTGAGTTCCCATCTACACACCAATCCGAAGGTCTAAAGGCTTTAATAGAACAACTGGTTACTTGGTATCCAGAGGCTCCACGAAGTCAAAAGACAGACTGTGTTATGGCGTTCTGGTTTGCAGAACTAGCGGTGAGAGACAGAGTTGCTAACGCAAGTATGTTTGCTCGCACACATAATTCATTTAATATGTTCCAAACAAGACATGACAGAAACCAACAAATGACAGTTAACTTAAATGACTACGCATATACACAATGATAGGAGGTGAACATGGCACTATCAGTTGAAGAAGTAAAGAACTATTATGACCGTTATCGCCGTATGTATGACGACCGTGACCAACGCATGAATCAAGTTCTTATGGTTCGTCAAGGTAAGATGCGAGATGTTTACCCAGACCTTTTCCCAGATGGTCCTTTCGAGAACCCTATTGTTGCAAACATGGTTGATATTGCAGCCCGTGACTTATCAGAAGTTATTGCTCCATTACCATCGTTTTCATGCACATCTACATCAATGGCATCAGAGACTCAACGCAAGAAAGCAGATAAGCGTGGAGAAATTGTTAACGGTATTGTTAACTTCTCTGACCTACAATCACAGATGTTTAATGCTGCAGACCGCTATGTAACCTACGGATTTGTTCCAGCACAGGTTGAAATTGATATAGATGAGAACATGCCACGCATTAAGTTCTTTGATTCTCTAGGTTCTTATCCAGTAGTTGACCGTTATGGTCGTGTAACTATGTTCTTCCAACGCATGAATAAGCCAACAGAAGAACTAATGGCTAAGTATCCAGAAGTAGCGCACCTTATTTACGATAAAAACAATACATCAACAATGTCTGAGATTGTTCGTTTCCACGATAAAGACCAAGATTTAATCTTCATGCCTAACAAAAACAATCTTGTATTAGATAGAGCACCCAATGTAATGGGTGAGTGCATGATTCGTGTTGTAATGCGACCATCCATTGATGACCAATCTCGTGGACAGTTCGATGATGTTCTTGCTATTCAAGTGGCTAAAGCACGCTATGCGTTACTTTCACTTGAAGCAGCAACCAAATCAGTTCAAGCGCCTATCGCTATGCCGCTTGACAGTCAGGAGTTAGCCCTTGGACCAGATGCAATTATGCGTTCAAGCAAGCCTAATGAAATTCGCAGAGTCCCACTTGAATTACCTAATAATGTGTTCGCACAGTCACAGGTTCTTGAAAGCGAACTCCGCCTAGGCTCACGCTTTCCAGAAGCAAGAACTGGTAATTCAGATGCTTCTATCATTACAGGTCAGGGTGTTAAAGCACTCATGGGTGGTTTTGATACACAAATCAAGACTGCACATGCAATGTTTGCCCGTGCCTTTACAGAATTGTTAGGACTTGCTCTTAAAGTTGATGAAAAAATCTTTAAAGACCAAGAAAAACAACTCCGTGGTGTCTATAACGGAACACCTTACGATATTAAATACAAGCCAACCCGTGATATTGCTGGTGATTACACCGTAGATATTCAATATGGCTTGATGGCAGGACTTGACCCTAACCGTGCATTGGTCTTTGGACTACAAGCACGAGGTGACAAGTTGATTTCTCGTGATTTCCTACGCCGTCAAATGCCTTTCTCCTTCAATGCAACTAATGAAGAACAAAAGGTTGAGACAGAAGAACTCCGTGATGCTATGAAACAAGCAATTGCTTCATACGCACAAGCAATACCAGCCCTTGCAAGCCAAGGACAAGACCCATCAGACATCCTACGCAAACTTTCGTATGTTATTACTGAACGCCAAAAAGGAACTTCTATTGAAGTTGCAATCCAAGAGGCGTTTCAACCGCAGAATCCCGCACCTGCTGCAGCCCCAGGCTCAGTAAGTCCCGAATCTATGGGCATGCCAAGTGAGAGCGCAGCAGGTGCTGGGCAACTTCCAATGGGTTTAAGTGAAACAGGGCGTATGCAAGGCATAGCCCCAGGACAAATCGCTCCAGGCGGTAGACCAGATGTTCAATCACTACTTGCATCACTCGGTGCTCGTGGTGAACCTAATCTACAAGCAACAGTCGCACGGCGACTGCCTATCTAACGGGAGGAGGGAAACCATGGCGAATACAAGCACAGCGAAGTATCCAAATAACCAACCTGGTAAGGCATCAAAGCCTGCTAATCAAGGAAGTGCTGGAAACTCAAAGGTAGTTACACAGCAACCACGCAAAGATGGTATGCCAAAGGCTTCTAAGCCTGGCGCATCCGTCACAATGTTTACAGCACAACCATCAGGAACACACGGCTCAAAGTAAGCCTTGAACCTGAGTAAGTTTGAAAACTGCTCACTAATTTTAAACACTGACCTTAAATGGAAAGGAGATGCACATGGCGGTAGAAAACCGTGGCGGATTACGCCCAACTGCTTCACAGAATAACTATGCTGTTTCAGCAACTGGCGGAAGTGGAAATGCAGGCACCCAAGGCGCAAAGGCTATGACTGGTGGCGAATATGGTGATAACCAAGCAATGATGGAACTACAAACATCTGCAGCAATGAACGCATCTCCTACTATGCCTTCATCTCCATCACAAGGTCGCCCACAAAGAGCACCATTAGGTCAACAGTTGACACAGTTAGATGCACCAACAGACCGCCCAGAAGAACCAGTAACTACTGGTATTGATATGGGCGATGGCGCAGGTAGCGAAGTTATGTATTCAAATGAATCAACTTTAAATACAGAGGACCGTCAGCGCATGGTTCAAGCGTTGCCAACACTTGCTATTCTTGCTGAATCCCCATCCGCATCTAACGCCTTTCGCAATTATGTTCGTTACTTGCGGAGCGTTCTTTAATGGGGTTTCTATCTAACATTGGTAATTGGGCAGAGAAGTCAGTAAAAGACTTCGGTAATGACATTGGCTGGGCTACAGCAATGAACGACCTTGCTTCTGTTACTACTAATGACAAGAACTGGGCAGGCGATGCCTTTCAATTGCTTGGAAATACATTTAAAGCAACTACTGCAGGTGCAACATACATACCTCGTAAAGTAGGCGGTGCTGTATTAACTAAGGCAGTTCTTCCAGTCTTTCAAGCATCTTATGAGGCTGGTGGCACAGCGGTTCGTGAGCCTTTATCTGCTGCTATTACTGGTCTTGCTACAGGTAACTTTGAAGAAGCGTTTAAACAACGCAAAGAAATTTCAGCAGGACAAGCAATTGCTTATATGCAATCACGCTTTGACCCAACTTACAGTGAACTTCGTGGCGATTTCAATATTTTCGATGCTAATGACCGTGAAATCTTTGACACTAACTGGCGATACCGCACCATATCAGGTGCTTATGACACATTTTTTACCACAGTAACTGACCCACTTGGCAAGATAGGCAAGGCTGCAGGTCTTGCTCGTAAAGCCTTGGTTACACAACCATTGGGCGGTGTAGATGCCAATGTCTCACAATTAACTAAAGATTTATTCTTACCAAAGTCTATAAGAGGCGTAACAATTATTTCTCCTGCAACTTTGGCTGCAAAGATTAACGAAGGTCGTGATATTCAGGGTGGTTTAAACACTACTCTTGAGTGGTTTGCTCTTAATAACTCAAGAACTATTCGTAACCACCCAATGATTGCTGCATCTAATGATGCAGATACAATGTCATATTTACTCGGTGAAGCAAAAACTGTAGATGATGTTGCGGATACATTACTTGCTATTTCAAACAAAGACACAGAAGCAATGGTTCGTCTTGTTGATAAGCGTAAAGACTTAGCGTTTGTAATGGATAAGTTAAAGCCAGTTTCTGAATTAGATAAGCAGATTATTGATAACATACCAACTAACGGTATTGTTACAGATGCTGCTAAATTAGAAGCAGCAGATGCTTTAGTTAAACTTGCTGATGAGGACCCATATATTCAGTATTTAACTAAGTTCTCAGGCGATAAAACCGCTGACTTAACTAAGCGAACTTTTGGAACATCAATGGCTCAAAAGGGTGCAATCCGTGAGGCTGAGCGCAAGACAGCCCGTGCTTTGGGAGAACAACCTTCCCCAACTGCATACCCAACTGTTGGGCTTTTTCAACCAACTAAGTATCACCCATTAGTTGCAGTAGTTAACTTTGCTGAACGCTGGGCAGGCGAGCGCCCTGCTGGTTGGTTTAACAACAACGACTCAGATTCATTTAATGAAATTAAAGCATTTGGTGGCATGTTGCGTAGGATTGTTGGCGACACAGCAAATCCAAGTATTGCTGAACACTATGATTTGTTTATTAAAGCAGGAGATATTCCTGAGGCTCGTGGTCTTGTAGCAGAATCTTTTGAAGATTTGGCTGTTCTACAGGTTAACAAAAGCCTAGGTATTTCTGATGAAACCGCTGCTGTTATTTGGGGTGCCTATAAAGGTCGCCGTAAAGTTGCATTAGATTCACTTCGTGACCGTAAGTATCTAATGACCAATGATGATGTTATTCTTAAGATTCCTTATGCTGAGCGCCAAGGTATTAACGCTAAACCAATGGTTGACCTTGAAAATTATGCTCGTGTTCTTAAAGAGAACAAAGGTTTAATTCAGGCTATTGAAGGTAACCAAGGCATTGTTGACCCAGATGTTAACCGTTACATTATGGGTTTAATTAACGATGTGTGGAAGGCTTCTGTTCTTCTTCGCCTTGGTTATACAGTGCGTAACAATGCCGAAGCAACTATGTCTATTCTTGCAAAAGGATATGGACTTGTTGCTGCTGCTGATGTAAACAAAGAAAGCATAAAGGGCTGGTATAACAACCGTGTAATTGGTTTTGAACGCCTTACAGATAAGAACCTTGTTAAAAAAGGCGTGCGTGAAGATTCAATAGCACTCCGTAATGAGATGGCAAGCGTTCAAAGAGAGCGTGCTCAAATTGACAGTCTTAATAAAGAAATTAATGACCAGATGGAAGCCGTTGAACTTGCGTTTAAACGAGGCAAGTTAACAGAAGAACAAACTCTTGAGTTCCTTGAAATTTCTTCTTATCGTTCAGGTGAAATTTTGCACCATGGTTCACCGACAGGTCTTACTGGTTTAAATCCTAACCGCCCATTGGCGATGACTTATTCTGATGACATAGCAAACCAATATGCCGAAGCAGGTATAAAGGTTATCTCAGCATCTTCTATTTACAAGCGTATAACTGGTCGTGCATACAGTATGCCCAAGAACCTTCGTAATCGTGAAGGTGAACTTATTAGAGAAGGTGGCGTTCGTAAGCCATCAAAGGCTATGCAGACTATTGCTGCAGATATGCGTGATGGTTTTCGTAACAGCATTGCCAAAGGTAATAGAGTTGAATTGCTCAGCATACCTGGTGGCACATGGCGTGCAATTGACCCAGATACAGTTTCTCAAAAGATGTTACTTGAAGGACAGTTCCGTATTGTTAAACCAGGTAACCAAGGACAAGTTGTTACCTCTAAGGTATACGGCACACCTGTTGACTTACGCACATTTAGTGGCTCAAAAGTTCGTTTAGGTTTAAATGACTACCCAGAACTTAAAGCACTTGGACTTGATATTCGCAAGCCAGACTCATGGAAGGGTAAAGAAAAAGAACTTCTTGAGTGGATGCGTGATAACAATGTTGGTAAGTTAACCCTTCCTGACACCAAGGCTAATGGTCGTGCAACAGTTCTTGTAGACCCTAAGATGGTTCAAACTGCTACACAAAACCCAGCAGCAGACCTTGCTCGTAAGCGTATTGAAACTATCCGTAACACTGAGGCACTTCGTAAAGATGAGTCTCGTATTATGGACATAATTCGTTCTACCATTGATAACCAAGGTGGAACATTTGGACTTCAAACAGGAGCCGTGCCTCGTGCTGGATATTCAGTAGCCGTTCGTGGTGCTACTTGGCAACTTCCACTTGATGATGCTATTGCTGATTCTGCTGCTGCTCGTGAATCATTGATTCAACACATTGAAGATAACTTAAATAAATTTGAAGGTGCTGACCACTTTGGAACATGGATTGCACCTAACGATAATGGTGTTCTAACCATTTGGGCTGAGCCTGTTAATGTTATTAAAGACCGTGCTAAAGCAATTAAGGTTGGCACCTCTCGTAACCAGCAAGCAGTCGCTGACCTTGATAGAATCTCACAAGGCGATATGGACAATGCCTTTATTAACACAGGAGGAACAGGCGATGAAGGAGCAAGCGCAGGGTTTGCATTGGGTCAAGTCAGAAAAGCCAGTGCAGCAGATGTCACCAGCGGAGCGCAGAGCGTTCGCAGAGGATTTAGCAGACCAAGTTATAGCCAGAGCACTAGCGAACTCGCAGACCTCATCTCAGACGGCAAATACCCAGCCGATGGCGTAATCAACCTTGTCCGTGAATTAGCGGATAGAGGTTCACTTACTAAGGCAAAGCACGAAAATCTTATGCAACGACTTGATGCTCGTATTGTAGAAGAAACTCGTTTAAACGCCCCTAAAGCACGAGTTGCCACTGGTATGTATAAACAAAGACTTTATGATGGAACTGTTATAGAACATCCAGATGCTGCTGCAGGTGAATTGGGAGATATTCTCATGCAGCGCACAGATAACGCTGATACTTATAGGTTATTTGCAGATGCTCCATCTCAATTATTTACTGCTCGTTATGGTGGCATGGAAGAAATCCGTTTATCTTCTAATGACCCACGCTACTTTACAGGTTATGCAAACTATCTTAATAACCTATGGCGTTCACCAAATGAAAATAAGATTGACCCAATTATTGAAAAGTTCTTAGATAATCAAACTCCAGAACAAGTTGTTAGATGGCTACGCACAACCGATGAAGGTAAAGCGTATGCAACTAAAATGAGTATTGATGATAGGGCTTTTAAAGTTCCAAGCGAGCGCCTTAATGTGGGCACAGATGCAGAGGAATTTGTAGGAAACCTATATTCTTCTTATGCTCGTTATCTTCCAGATGTTGAAATTCAAGAAGCGTTTAGAAACAACCTTATTGATGAAACATATCTTCGCACACACTTTGCAGACCAGCCAGCAATGCCAGATATTATTGGTAGCGTGATTCCTCAAGCACCTGGAGTCTCAGGCGTAACTGGTGCAGCACAGGCTTTTGTGCAAAAGGCTTTCTACTTCTTAGGTTCTTTGCCTGAAACAACATTTGCCCGTCACCCATTGGCTCGTGCTGTATATCGTGCAGAGATGAGACAGCGTGGAGACATTGCTTTATCACTTAAGCGTTCACAACTTAACGACCCTAATGCTGAACTTACCCTTGATGAGATTAACGCTTTACGCAAAGATGCAGTAGAGGGTGCTCGTAGAGAAGTTAACAAGACTCTGTTTACAATCATGCGTAAGTCATACGCTGGTGAAAAGATGCGTTATCTCATGCCGTTCTTTAACGCTTGGGAAAATACTATGCGCCGTTGGTCTGTTCTTTCAAAAGAAAACCCAGCAGCAATTGCACGGGCTGGTCAAATTACTTCTTCACTTAGTAACCAAAACAACTATGTTGACGAAGAAGGCAACCCTTCAAAAGAGTTTAGTTACAATAGTAAATTAGTTTTACCTATGCCAGAAACCTTTATGAAAACAATGGAGGCAGTTCCTGGTGGTAAAGGTTTGGCTGCTGCTATTCGTAGCGCTGGAAGTCAAGTAAGTATTCCTATACGCTCACTTGATGTTATGTTCCAAGGTGAAGTGCATCCTGGCTTTGGTCCAGTAGTTGCTATCCCTGCTCAGTATTTGGAAATTATGCGCCCTGACCTAGAAGGAATCCTTAGACAGGTTATTCCATACGGAGCAGCAGATTCTCCAATGAAAACATTGTTGCCACCTGCTTTGCAAAAGGCTGCACAATTATGGTCAGTAAGTCGTGATGGTTCATGGTCAAGAACATTTAATACTGTTTACCGTTATGAACTAATCAAGTATCGCCTAGGCGAGCGTGAGACTGAACCTACATTTAAAGAAATAAATGACCTTACAAATAACATGTATAAGGTCAAGGCTTTGTCTAATCTAGTGCTTCCATTTGCTGCACAATATGACTCACCACTGGGTTGGTATACACAGCAATACCGTAAACTACAACAAACTTACGGTGGTCAAGCAGATGCTTTATTCTTGCAGATGTATCCAGAAATGGGTGAGGCTACAATTTCAGCATCACTTAACAATACTGGTGTTGATGCTACACAGGCTGCAGTTGCTAATCTTAAAAAGTATGACGGTTTAATTTCAAAAATTGGTAGCACTACACCTGAGATGATTGGCTTCTTAGTCAATGACCCAGATGGTAAGTATGACTTTAGCCAAGCAGCCTACCAATGGCAGATGCGTAACTCTCCAGTTCCTGGTTCAACTACAAACTTCCGTGGTCAGCGAGACCCTTCACTTCTTAAGCAAGATGCTCAAAAGAAAATGGGTTGGATTGATTACCGTAAGGCTATGGACTTCCTTGACCAGCAATTATTTGCACAAGGTTATACTTCATACTCAGAGCGTGGTGCCGAAGAACTTAATCTTGCTAAGCAAGCATATACGCAGCAATTAGCAGCAACTAATAAAGATTGGGCTGCTGACTTCTATAGCGTTGACAAAGGCAAATGGATTTACCGTATGCAAACCATTAACACGGTTCTTCGTGACCCACAATGGATGCAGGATAACGGTAATAGACCAGTTGTTGGAGCCATCGCAACCTACTATGTAACTCGCACACAGATTGCAAGAGAACTTGCAAACCGTAAAGCAAGTGGTGCCAGTGGCACACTTACAGCAGCAGACAACGCAGACCTTGAAGGTTTGTGGAACCAAACAATTGCAACACTTAAGCAGGAGTCGTTAGAGTTTAGCAGTTTCTATAACCGCTTTCTTCAAAACGACCCAGTAACATTGGGATAGGACTATGACAGATAAAGAAAAATATGATTTCTTAAAGAAGGCTTACCCTGATAAATCCGATGCTGAAATTAAGGCTGCAGTTAAAGAGTTCCAAGTTCTTCAAGGAGGGCTTGCTGGCGGTCAGATTGCTAAAGCAATTTTAGAGTTTGGTAAATCTTTCTTTACTAAAAAGACTGCAGCCAAAGTAGCAGAAGAAACTGCAAAAGCAGGTAAGAAAAAACTTGTAACTAAAAAAAGAGTTTATGCGCTTGGAGCAGGTGCAGCAGGTGTGGGTATCTACAACACAATTCAATCAGGTAGCCAAGCCATAGACCCTAATGCTTCTGCTGCTGAACTACAGGCTCAAGATTCATTTG